CTCAAGCCCAAGTAAATTAGAAGCTCGTATAGCAATACTTCCTCAAAAAGATGCAGGAAACACAACCAAAACAGAAGAAGTATCAACCGTTAGTGAGACCAAGACAGAGGAAGTTAGCTAAAGCCCTCGTGGAAAATGCTATACTTGACAATCCCAAAACTCTTGGTGAAGTGGTAGAAAGCGCAGGATACCCAGCAACAGCAGGTTTACATCCAAAAAAGATAATAATGCAGAAAGGAACACAAGAAGCATTACGTGAAATGGGATTAAAAGATGCTCTTATAAAACAAGGAATTGATCCACATAAAATAGCTAGAAAGATTGATGTTTTGTTAGAAGCATTAGATAAAGAAGGAAATCCTGATTACACAGCTATTGATAAAGGATTAAAGCACGCTACAGGTATTTATGGAGTAACAGAAGAACCAAAAGAAACAGGAAGCACATACAATTTCTTCTTCAATCCTGAGATTCAAGAGAAGATAAAGGTTTATGAAGCTCAAATAAAAGAAGTTTTATCAAATGTTCAACCGCCTAAAACAAATCAAGAAACTCTGGAATTTAAGTAAGAAATCACCATCTTTAGTAGAACAACTAACAGATGAGATGATAGATACTTTACCAACAGAGGAAGAATCACCTGTTTATCTATCAGACATGACAGATGAAGAATATAAGCAATACGTTACAGATGAATTAGACGGTTGGGGTAAATTCAAGAAATTATGGGGCATCACCAAGTAGACAAACTAGAGCGTTTAGTAGACAGAAATACTAATGAACGAGCAAAAGATAAAGAGGAAAAGGATAGAAAATATGATAGAGAACGACTCATTGCAGATTCTAAAGACAACGTAACATCAGCTTATTGGTGTTCAAAATGTAAGAAAGACTATCAAGCACCTTCTAGACGATTCATAGAGACTGATTGGAATACTGGAGACAACATAGCTTATTACGTCTCACACTGCCCTAAACGACACATTAACAAGCGATTCATAACTGACAGACTATTTGACCCGTACTATCGTTCGTCACGAATGCTACAGGTTCAGCGCATAGATTATCAAAAAGATTTAATCCAGCCCTTTCAATCGGGCTACAACATGTTATATGGACAAAGTAACAATACTTAAGGCAATAGTGATTATCATTATCGCCATCATCCCATTAAAAGCAGTGCAAATGATTACCCATTCGATAGACTTGCAGACGGTAGCTACCATGAATGTAGCTCAAGCTAATAGTGCTTGCGAATCATTGCCACACCTTTACGAATACGAAAACTACGAATAAATATGAAGATGCTCAATGATTACATCATGGTGGAAAAGATAGAGGAAGACAAAGGAGACGGATTCCAGCTTGCTACTGCTGTGGATAGTATTATTACACGAGGGAAAGTTATTGAATCGAACGCACTACCACTAGTTGCTGGAACAGAAATTATCTTCTCAAAATATGCTGGTGAGGAACATGAATATAAAGGTCGTAAAGTAAAGTTTATTAAGATAGAAGATGTTATAGGTTATGAATAATGAAGTAAAACTAGGCTATGACGCTAAACTAGCCATAAAACGAGGTATTGATATTGTTGTTGAAGCAGCTAAACCAACACTTGGAGCTATTGGTAAATCAGCTATCCTTGACCAAGGCGGACTTGACCCTATCATCTCTGACGATGGTGTTACTATTGCTCGCAGTATCAATCTCAAGGATCGCTATGAGAACATGGGAGCGTTGCTTATGCGTAAAGTATCATCTCGAACGAATGATGAGGCGGGAGACGGTACTACAACGTCTATGGTGCTTGCACAGGCTTTTATAGATGAAGCATTAAACGAAATAGGCAATGATAGCTCAAAGATACATTCTGTACGTGAACGTCTACAGAAAGGGCTAGAAGTAGTAAAAGAAAAGCTCAAAGATACGGCTCTTGAAGTAAAGGATAACGAAGACGTAAAGCGTATTGCTACCATCTCTTCTCTTGACGATGAAATAGGAGGCATTATCTCTAGCACAATAGAACAAGTAGGCAAAACAGGTGTTATAACCGTTGAAAGCGGTACAAGTAACGGATACTCTTGTGAAGTGGTGAAGGGTATGCGTTTCGATAACGGGTTGCTTTCACACTACTTCATAAATGACGCTGAACGTGGACGCTGTGTATTGGATAATCCGTGGGTGTTATTGGTAGATCGTAAAGTATCAACCAATAAGCAAATACAGGCTATATTTGAAGCTATACTCAAGACTGATTGTCACGATGTGTTATTGATTGCTGAAACAGTTGAAGGCGAGGCATTAGCGTCTTTAGTAGTAAACCACCAAAGCCGTCATATAAACATTGCTTGCGTCCAATCTCCTTTCATTGCTACACGTAAGAAAGACTTTATGCAAGATATTGCAACACTAACAGGAGCAACGGTTATCTCAGAGGAGGCTGGAGTAAAGATGGAAGATGCTACGTTAGATATGCTCGGTAAAGCTGATAGAGTAATCGTAACCAAAGATTCTACAACGATTGCTGGAGGGCGTGGAAACGAAGATGAGATACGCGAACGTGTATCATCTATCCAACAGACTATAGACTCATCAGAATTTGAAACTGACAAGGAACTAGGGCGAAAGCGTATCGCTTATCTTACCGAAGGAATAGGCGTTATTCGTGTTGGAGCTTTCACTGATACAGAAATGCGTGCCAAGAAATACAAGGTTGAAGATGCTATCAATGCTACAAGAGCAGCTTTGGAGGAAGGTATTGTAGCTGGCGGTGGTACTGCACTTGCAAAAATAGCAATAGACATGGAAGATCCTATGTTCAAGAAGGCTCTTATTACACCGTTAAAACAGATGGCTATAAACGCAGGGATGGAATGGTATGATGTTGTTGCTAGTGTTCAAAATAGAGTGAACTATACCGAACAGAAATATTGGGAATCGCTCGGTTATAATTTCAAAACAAAGCAACTGGAGAGTCTAATAAAGACTGGTGTTATTGACCCTGTAAAAGTTACTAGACTGGCATTAGAAAGCGCAATATCAATCGCCTCGACTCTTATAACTGTCGAAACTGTGGTGGCATTAGAACCTAAAAAAGAGGATGACAAATGATCTATCACAACTCTCAATACTTAACTGGATACTTACGAAAGGTATCGTTAATGAGAAAGGTGATGCTTTAAGTTATTACGACAGACCATTTTTGCTAGACATCCTTACTGACTGGACTCCTGAGATTGTTATTAAGAAATGCGCTCAGATTGGAGGTTCTGTATCATTCAATATCAAGGCATTGTATGCAGTAAAACACTTGAAACTGAACGTCATTTACACCATGCCAAGTGATGACGATGTTAGAGAATTCGTAAGTTCAAAGACTAACAAGGTTATACAATCAAATATCAATGAGTTTCGTGGTATGGACGCAGATAGTATCGAACGTAAAGAAATTGACGATAGATTCTTATTCTTCAAGGGTACTATCTCTAAAACAGCTCCTATTGCTACTTCTGCTGACTTGTTGATACACGATGAAGCATCACGCAGTAACCAGCAGGCATTGGATACGTATAAATCACGTACAAAAGCCAGTCAGTTCAAAGGACGTTGGATATTCTCTAACCCAACTACAGAACGTGATGTTGTAGACCAAGCATGGATGAAGTCTGATAAGAAAGAATGGACTATTACCTGTGAGCATTGTAATCAAGAACAAGTGCTTGTATTTCCTGACAGTATTGACCTAGAGGCTCGACAATTTAAGTGTCGATTGTGTCATAAGCATATATCTGACGAAACACGAAGGAAAGGTAAATGGGTAGCGCAGAATCCAGGAGCTAGAATATCGGGCTATCATATCTCGTTACTTATGGCTCCATGGATTACCGCAAGCGAGATTATAGATGATAGCGAAGGCGATCAAGAGTACTTCTACAATTTCGTACTTGGCGAACCGTACAATCCTGGTGACTTGAAGGTATCCCGTTCAATGATATTAGATAACTGGACACCAAAGTCACTAGAGACAGGGCATTGGTTCCTTGGTGTCGATGTTGGTAATATAAAGCACTACGTGCTAGGTAGTGAAAGTGGTATTACAAAGGTTGGCAAATTCTCAGATTGGCAGGTATTGGATGATATGATGTTATTTTATAAGCCAAAACTCGTAATTGACGCGATGCCTGATAACACCATGGCTCGTTACTATGTTGAAAAATATAATGGTGCATTAATGTCATTCTTCCAAGAAAATGCTAACAATCCTCAGACAATCGTATGGTGGGGTGAAGGTGATAGAACTGGTATTGTATATTCTAACCGTGACAGAATACTTGATCAGATGTTCGATGAGATGTTACACGCTAAAATACTCTATTCTGTGCCTTCTGATAAGGAGTTATTGGAATATGTAAAGCATTTCGAGACATTACGCCGTATCAAAGTAACGAATAATAAGGGAATTGAAAGGTATGTATGGGAAAGTACCACCAGTGTAGATCACTATGTATTTGCTACGTTGTATTACTATTTATCAAGATTAGGCAATGGAAATGGTACAATTATGCCATCATCATCTAAACCAGACTATGAATTTATAGGTCGTGATAATAAAGTGGGAAGTTTTGAAAGACTTTTCCAAGAGAAATATGGAGAATAAACTATCAATAATTGAATTAAGTGTTGTAGACGCAGAGAAATTCAAAAGGTTTATGCAATACTACGATATTATCTCTATGCTCATAGATAAGGGTATTTTTGAATCAAAAAACACGGCAGTTACACTTAATTTTGACTATTTAGGTACATTACAGAATGTAACTTGCAATACATTAGTGTATTCTAAACGACATAATTTGCGCTAATTATAAATATAGTTTATAATTGTATTACATAACTTAACCCTTAACGTAAGGCGAGAACATCCGAGTGGATTTTCTCGTCTCT